CGCTCGCCGACCATCTGCCGGCGTGGAAAGACTCATACAGGATCGACGTCAATGACGACACAGTCATCATCCATTCCGTCGCAAACGGGATGCACGCAGCCTATAACAACGTCGTCAAAGGCGCTGGATACCACGTCATTACCGGACACACACACCGTCTACAAGCCGTTCAATTTCGAGGTTTTGGGCGTCTACGCTACGGAATCGAAACCGGCATGCTCGCTGACCCAAGCCAAGACGAATTTCATTACCTGACCGGCCGCAACGCGAACTGGCAGAGCGGATTTGCGCTGCTGACGTGGCGTGATGGTGAGTTGCTTCATCCTGAGTTCTGCTCAGTGCGCGATGACGGCAAAGCGTACTTCCGCGGTCAACGAATGGCGTAGGAGGTCGTATGCGCAAGCTCTGCCCGCACGAAGACATAGACACGTTAGCCGACGCGCTCGCAGTGGCGTGCGGCCATCTGGTGAACGCCGGCAATCTGGAACTCGACGACGAGACGCTAGAAATGCTGATCGGCCGCGCAGAGCAATACGACGAAGACGATTACGCAGGCTTGTTCGAGGCTGCGCTATCGATTATGGCGCGCGCAGGCATCACACACTAATTCATCACCCCAGGCACAGGTGGGCAAACAGTGTCAGCCGCACAGGTAGTGGAAGCGCCCTGTCTCCGCCCGCAAGGGAACTCTAGGGCGCGCCGGGTGCGGCGATCCCGAACAGAAATACGGCGTCACCCTCTGCTTGCACGGTGGCGTTTTCTCTTTGCGCGCTCCTGGTCAGCGGATCGGCTCCGCGGCAACACATACGGGCCGGTGAGCGCGCACCTAACACGACATTATGGCTAGACCAAGCAAATTTACGCAAAAGCTCGCCGACATTATCTGCGAGCGAATCGCAGACGGTGAGAGTCTGCGTCTCATTTGCCAGTCTGACGATATGCCGGCTCGATCGAGCGTGTTTAAGTGGCTGAGTGAGGATAAGGGGTTCTCGGACCAATACGCGCGCGCGAGGGAAGCTCAGGCTGATTTGCTTGCTGACGAGATTCTCTCTATCTCCGACGATACCGCTCGAGACACGATCGACACGGAGAACGGCGAGCGCGCTAATAACGAATGGATTGCTCGCTCGAGGCTGCGCGTAGATGCGCGTAAGTGGCTCGCGTCGAAGATGGCGCCAAAGAAGTACGGCGACAAGGTAACGCAGGAGCTAACCGGCCCTAATGGTGGCCCGGTCCAATTTACGAAGATCGAGCGAACAATTGTCCGTCCTCCAGATACCAACACCTGAAGTTTATTTGCCGCTGCTGGCTGACACGGCGCCAGATGGCCGCCCCGCACGATACAAGGCGGCGCACGGTGGGCGTGGTTCCGGCAAGTCACATTTCTTTGGCGATTTGTGGCTCGACGAGAACGTGACGGCGAAGTATGACTTCGTGTGCCTGCGCGAAACACTCAAATCGCTTGAGTTCTCGGTTAAGAAGCTGCTCGAAGGGAAGATTGCGCAGTTCAACGCTGGCGACTACTTCGACGTGCAGGATCGCCGCATCATGTCTAAGCATGGTGGCGTGACGATCTTCGAGGGGATGCAGAACCATACGGCTGAATCGATCAAGTCGCTCGAAGGCTTTGACCGTGCATGGTTCGAGGAAGCGCAGAACGCCAGCGAAAAGAGCCTGACGATGCTGCGCCCGACCATCCGCAAGCCTGGATCGCAGCTTTGGTTCGGCTGGAACCCGGACAAACAAACTGATCCGGTCGACGTGCTATTGCGCGGCGAGGAGTTACCGCCAGGTGCGATCGTCGTTGAAGCGAACTACATGGACAACCCGTGGCTCCCGCAAGAGCTGCGCGACGAAATGGAGTTCGACAAGCGGCGCGATCCTGACAAGTACGCACACGTATGGCTCGGTCAGTATCAGCAGAACAGTGAGGCGCGCGTATTCAAGAACTGGCGCGTCGAAGAGTTCGAGCGGCCTGACGGCACGATATACCGTCTCGGCGCTGACTGGGGCTTTGCTGTCGATCCTACGGTGCTGATCCGCTGCGACATTCAAGGTAGCAATCTATACGTCGATTACGAGGCGTATCAAGTCGGCTGCGAGATCGTGAACCTGCCGGAACTGTTCATGAGCGTTCCTGACGCTGAAAAGTGGCCGATCACGGCTGACTCTGCGCGGCCGGAAACGATCAGCCACATGCAGAAGAACGGTTTTCCGAAGATTCGGCCGGCGATCAAGGGCGCGAAATCGCTGGAGGAGGGCGTTGAATTCCTCAAGTCGTTCGACATTATCGTTCATCCGCGGTGCAAGCATCTGATTGATGAGCTTTCGCTCTACAAGTACAAGGAAGACCCGTTGACGGGCGCCATCCTTCCGATTCTCGAAGACAAGGATAACCATGTCATCGACGCGCTGCGATACGCCTGTGAGGGCGCACGACGCGCCGGCAAGGCTCCTAAACCCTCTAAACCTGTTGTCCGTCGCCCGATTGTCGGTGCTGGCGGCTGGCTCGCATAAATGGCACGCAAAAAACAGGAAGACCCAAAGGCAAAGATCGTTGCCGAAGCGAAAGAGCGTTTCGCGCGCTGCGAGGAAGCCGAGAGCGAGTTTCGCAAGCGCTTCGTTGAGGATCTGAAGTTCGCCAATGGCGATGCCGACAACGGCTGGCAATGGCCTGACCAGATCCGCAACGCACGCGAAGGCGATCAGCGGCCGTGCTTGACGATCAACAAGACGCGCCAGCACAATCTACAGATCATCAACGATGCGAAGCAGAACAAGCCTAGCGTCAAGACGTTACCGGTGGACGGCGATGCGGATATCGAGATCGCAAAAATTCTGGATGGAATTATTCGTCATATTGAGTACAACTCTCACGCTGAGATCGTCTACGACACCGCTACAGAGTTTGCTGTCCAAGGCGGCATTGGTTATTGGCGTGTTGTTACTGAGTATGCTCACGATGGATCTTTTGATCAGGAAATTTTCCTCCGCCGCGTCAAGAACCCGCTAACGGTCTATCTGGATCCGGATATCGAATCCGCGGACGGCTCAGACGCGAAGTATGCGTTCGTGTTCGAGCAGATGACGAAGGCTGAATTCGAGGCGACGTATCCGGGCGAGAAAGCCGCCGATGTGCAATTCGGCGATGACTCGTCGAAGGGCGATTGGATCGGCAAAGACAAGATCCGCGTCTGCGAGTATTTCCGTAAGACGAGCAAGAGTGACACGCTTGTTGCGCATCCGCAGCTGGGCGCAGTCATGCTGTCGTCGGTGCCGGAAGAGGATCGCGACAAGGTCGAGGCCGAAGCCACCGATCGTCGCACGGTCAGCACGCCGCAGATTACCTGGTATCTGCTCGCGGGCGACACGATCATCGATGAAAAGCCGTGGCCCGGTCGGTATATCCCGATTGTGCGCGTGATCGGCGAAGAAATCGTCATCGACGGCAAGGTTGAGCGCAAGGGCCACACGCGCAGCATGAAAGATGCGCAGCGCATGTACAACTACATGTCGTCGGCGCAGGTCGAGTACATCGCGCTACAGACGAAGACGCCATTCGTCGGCCCGATTGAGGCGTTCGAGGGCTTCGAATCCGAATGGGCGAACGCGAACAAAGACAACCTGCCGTATCTGCCCTACAACGGCCTGCGCGATGATGGGCAGCAGATCGAGCGTCCGCAGCGCGAGCAGCCGCCTGTAGGCGCTTCTGCGTACCTGCAAGGCATGCAGACCGCGCAGCAAGAGCTAATGATGGCGTCCGGCCAGTATCAAGAGCAGTTCGGGCAGCAATCGAACGCTCAGGCAGGCGTCGCGATTCAGGCTCGGCAGCGTCAGGGCGATCGTGCGACGTATCACTTCATCGACAACGTTGCTCGCTCGATTCGATACACCGGCCGCGTGCTGATCGATCTCATCCCGAAGATTTACGACACGGCGCGAGTCGTGCGGATCTTGGGCGAGGACGGCACAGAGACGTTTGCTCAGTTCGATCCGAGCCAACCGCATCCGGTGTCGACGCCTGATGGACAGCCCGCACCGCCGCAAGATCAGCGCGACCATCTGAAGGACGTGCAACTGATCTACAACCCCGGCATCGGCCGCTATGACGTGACTGTCGAGGTTGGCCCGAACTACGAGACGCGCAGGCAGGAAGCATTCAACGCGCTCACGCAGATCATGAGCCAGGATCAAGATCTGATGAAGGTTGCCGGCGACCTGCTGTTCAA